TGGCAGGTACAAGTCCTTTGTATTGAAGATTTGCTCCAAGTACATCTTTAAATGGAGGTAGTACAATTGATTCATCTTTTGGTATATATACGGGATATGTTCCACTTGTATCTAATGAATAACCGTTATCGTTATGCCAACTCTTTATATCCTGATATTGATGTATTGAGTTGGGATTTTCTTCTGGAGTAGTTGTTACAGCGTTTACAATAGTACCGTGATTACCGTTGCCTGAGCTGTTGTAGGCTATATCGCCTGAATTTTCGTCAAGTTTATATAGAACTATTAATCCATTATCATCCCATAATTTTATTTCTAAAATCTTTGTTTGGTCAATAAACCATCCCGATTGAGCACCTCCACCTGCTGATGAATTACCATAGCCCCCAATCAAAAAATGAAAATCAGCTTGACCTTGAACAAAACCATAAGCACTATAAGCTAAAATCTCACCCTTTGAGTTCTTAATCCAAGAATTGTTTTTTTCAATATTTATTTCATAAGATTCTCCATCAATAAGACTTAACCCTGTAAATAAAGTTGATGAATTAAAGTTTATTTGTGTATTGTCTTTTACAACAATTCCCCATCTTGGACTACTGACAGCATATATAGATTTACCACATAAAGTCTGATTTGTTTTACTAAAGAAATAAACAAACTTAATGTTGACAAAATGTTTTGTTGATAAGCCATTTAAAGTACCACAATCTACGTATGATTTATCATCACCTTTATAGCATCCACCTCGTCTAGGCTCTCTATCAGTACCAAAATTAGCTGATAGTTTATTATCACTATCTTCAACCATACCTATAGGATTCCCATCAATGTCAGTATCTATTTTATTTAGAACTGACACTGCGTCTATAGCCCTCTCGCCTGATATGTACTTTTGACTTTTCATACTATTCGTTTACTACCCATGAGGCATTTACAACTGTATCTGAAATATTATATACGTATAATGTAGCTACTGCACCGGCTGCTAGCCCTGTAGGTATACCACCTACTGGCCATTGCCATGTAGCACCTGTGAACGACATTGCATTCACTGCAGACGTATTAGCACTGTTATCTATTACTATAGTAGCTTCCCTACTCTTAGTAGCACTGTCTGCTGCAAAACCTGTGGTAAATGACATAGTTAAAACACCGTCTACTGCATTCAATATTTGAATATTAGCTACTGTAATAGGTACTGAAAATAAACTACCGTCCCAAGATATAGCTGGGGATATAACTGTTTCAGCAGCGCCTCCTGTAGAAGGACTACCGCCTGTTATAGCACCGCTAGTAACAACATCCCAATCTTTACTAAATCTACCAAATTGTACTTCAATATCAATTATATTCTGATGCTCAGTCTCTATTAGAGAGTCATAACCATTCTCTTGGTATAGACCTAATGCTGTAGCATCCCCTACCCAATAATCATTATCTGTCTCATAAGTTATTTGTGCATCTACATATACTTCGAAAGTAACATCCTTTATACCCTCATTCTCTTGGCTAGTAGGTGTTATAGAGAATTCTACATAGTCTAAATTATCTGAAGTCCCTGTAATTAAGTAAGTAGTAGTATCTATAGTATACTTATCACCAGGTGTTAATGTGGCTAAGTATGCACTTCGATCAGTACCGTTATAATCAGTCTTACTAACACGCATAGCAGATAATGCTTTATCAGCATGTATTATCTCGCCATTACTTGGTGTACCTATATTATTAGGAGTATTATAATCATAGGCAATAACAGTTTGAGTAGGTGCCTGTGGGTGATTAGTCACTTGAACTAATACGTCTATTACGTCACCCGTATATACAAATATAGTCTCTATTGCCTTCCATACCTCTGTCTCTTCAGTAACTGAAAAAGGGTGCCCAAAGTAAAATACTGGAGTAGTAGGTCTTCTATCTATTACTATAATTCTGTATTCATACCCATCCCATTGTGTAATATCTAACTTAATTTGATTAAACCAACCATCTGCTGCTGCAGTATATCGTTGCCCTACTACTATATTATCTACTGCTGTAGCTGTAGTATTAGTATCAGGTAAATCGCCGTCGTACTTTAAGAATGGATCTCCAGTGGTTATAGGGGCAGCATGCTCATAAGTTTCTTTGTTGGCAATCATTACCCAACCTTCTTCAACTACTTGGTCATATGCTTTATAAGGTGTATTAATAACATCCCAATGGCCCTTCCATCTTATGTAGCCATCTGCTAAAGCAAATACTGAAGATGATGCAGACAAGTTAAAACCTGCTGGTACACCTCTTAAATCTATTACTTCTCTACCACTAGCTACTAATGTACTATACTCTAAACTATCAATATACCACCCAGTATTTTGTATACTTCCATCAGCAGTAAATCTAACCTTTATAGTATCCCCTTGTACTTCAGGGGTTGTAAAGGAATCTAAACTACCTGTATAATTAGTTATATTATTATCGTTTACATCTAGTATTTCAGCAAAGTCATATCCTGCCTCAGTATTAAAAGCTGCAAAGTGAGCCCTGACACTGCTTGCGCCTGCGTGTGTTAACACAGATGTTACATCAGTATTAGGCGGGTAATCTGAAGGATAATTAGGAGAAGTAACATTAACACTTTCTGTACTCCATACAGTCTGTGCATTAGTTAATAAATTAACCCAAGTACCATTGTTATCGCTTGTATACTTTAAAACAAGTCTAGCAATAAGAAAACCAGTAGTCCTAAACTCTTTAGGTATAGTAGTCACTGCAGTTCCTTTAACATCGCTTACCGCATCATCCTCTACTATATACTTACCTGTAGGAAGATTAACGAATAGTTTACATGTATCTGATGTATAATTTACACTGCCCCATATTACTAAGTTAATAGAGTCACCGTCTTGTAATGGCACACCGGTAGCATCTTCGTGTATTTCGTTTAAGTCAAACAGTTTCTGTAAAGGGTTTAACGTACCTGAACCACTACTGTTAGATACCCATATACCCCTGGTAGAGATGTCATAATCTCCCCAAGTCTGTTTATGCAATTGATATACTATGCCATTAGTAGTAGTAAAACCTATACTATCCTCTACAGTTGTTGAAGGAACTATACTGACGTCTTGGTCTACACCAGACCAATACAATGCTCCTAATACCCTTAATTTCTCTCTCTCAAACGATATAGCACCTCTTTGATTATGTGATACTGCATCTGTAGTACGCTGTAACAATAAAGCACCGTTAGCACTTACTGTACTGTAATCTTGTATCACTATGATAGCTACTACTGCTATAGCACCTGCTGGAACTGTAGGAGAAGTAAATAAAGCTACCTTACCTAATTGAGTACTATATGCTACATAAACTACACTATTTCTTGCTACTGTTGAAGTACCTTGTGGAATTAACACTCTAGCTCTACCACCGACACCTGCGCCTGTAGTACAGTCTAAAACGTATTTAATACCATCTAGCCAGTAGCCCATGTCACCACCCTCTACTGCTTCTATATCTAAGTATACCTCACTACCTTCTACAGTTAGGAATAAACCCTGTTGCTGTAAAGACATTGAATTAAGGTAACCATCTAAATCTTTATCTGCGCTAGAGATATTAACACCCCCAGCCCTAATATCTATTTCACCTTCTAATAATTCTACCTCATCATCCGAAGCTTCATAGGTCACATAAAACTCAAAATCATCCTCTGTAGTATCCAAATATACCGTTGGTAGTATAACACTATTTACTTTATTATTACCACCATCTATCTTAATAGTCCTTTCATATACTAGACTATCATCAGATACTTTCCTTAACCTATGTGTTAAGTCTTTATCAGGAGTACCGTGTGTCCTAACTACTAAATTAGTAGACCATACATATCTAGCACCCCCTACTCTGAAATTAATTGTATCATTTACATCATCAGCACTCAGTACACTAGCTCTCGAAGAAGGCACACTAATCACAAAATCCCATCGAGACTCTGTAGTAGGATAATATACCCCTGCAACATTACTCTCTAGTTGCATTGAAGCGCCTGAGAGAAGGCCCATGGTAGAGTCAATCTGATTAAACTTATCTACATTTTCTTCGTTGACTTCTAATTGTGTAGCTGCAATACCACTAATACTTTCAGTAAAAGGAGAAACAGTAGTAGTTAATTCTGTAGTACCACCACCGCCACTACCAGAACCTAGCACGTTACCATCTTTATCTAAGACAACACTATCAAATTGAAATTTATCTTCAATAAAGGTAATGTTACCGAAAAACCTTTTATTTACAAATTCTAAAGAAGTAACATCACTACCCCTTAATACTTCCTGTATTCTTTTCATATTAATTAATTTTAAAAACAAAGGCGGACGATTAACTCGACCGCCCCCATTATTATCTAGAATAAGTATTTACTACCATGTTAAAGCAGTATCCGACTTAGCTGCTGGCAATGAAGCCATCCATTTGTCTAAATCAGCTTCTACTAAAGTACCTTGATGAGTCGTTGGAGCACCAAGTGCTTTCTCGAATGCAAGGATAGTAGATAGATCAGTTTCTTTACTATACTGATTGTCAGCAGACTTATAATCACGCTGATGCTCAATTACTATAGTATTATACTGTCCATGTTTTTGAACACGAATTTCTGGAAGAGCGATTGGGAACCATATACGGTTATCAACACCTCTATAAGATTGAGCATGCTTCTCTACATCTCTAATCAATTCCCAACTGCCATAACCTCTAGTGGCCATAACATATGTCTTAGGAGCAGATAATTCTACTTCATTCCATTGGTTATCGTTATCAACATAGTTCAAAAATGCTTCAAAATGAACTTGAGAAAGCTCATCAATGTTCTTAACAGAACCAGTACATTCTGGTATAAGTTTACCTGTAAGATCTAATGTAGCAGAACCTAGTACATTACCAGTAACTCTAGCACCACTTTTAGTAGTAAGAGTACCTTTGTACTTCATAATCTCTTTTCTTAAACCATCAAAGATATCTACACTGGCATCGCCTATCTTAGTGATATAACGATAAGTCTCAGTATATTGTCCAGGATGCTCTATCATATCTTTATATACTACTCTTAGTACAAATTCTGTACCTGAAGTAATAGTTTGAGTGATAGCTGGAAAAGAAACAGTCTGTTCTGTCTTAGCAACATAACTATTCTTTGTATATGTACGAACTCTATCGCCGTCTATAGGACTAGATAGGATTATACGTTTTACTGGTATAGTAGCGCCTGAAATAGAATTTACATATTCTCTATCTTCATCAGTTCCTTCTACTACATAAATTGTAGGAGTAGTTGAGTAATCATCAGTAGTGTTGTCAAAAACAACCATGTCCTGAGTTAAAACTGCAACTTCCCCGAATAGAATATTAGCCATCACAGTCTCCACGCTGTCTCCTGCAGCGATTGTACCCCGGTCAATATCCTTCCCGATTAATATCTCATTTACTCTTTTTAACATAATACTTTATTATTTAGTTTGTATTAACTTGCTTTTTATAGCTTGAAGTTCCGTTTGTCTAGGTGGTGCTTCATTCCCTTTAACACTGTCTGCATACATTTTAGCAGCTAATGCTACTAAATCATGGTGTACATCTGGTGGTAAATCTGTAAAATCTCTGTCAGGGTCATTCTTAGGAGGTTGCTCTATAATAGTAGGTCTACGTAAATATCTTAAATAATACTCTACTATACTATAAGTTCCATCTGTATATAAATCTACATTGTCGCCCATAAATAACCTTAAAGGCCTGGCTGATTCATAATGTACTCTGTGAGTACTGTATGGATCAACTAGCTGATGATTTAGAGTAGCTGAAGTAGAATCTGTTACACTTGTATTATCTATGATAGTTAAATTACCATCATTAGGATTTGGTACTTCTATAGTTACACGCTCATTTAAAGCGTTCATATAATCAGTAGGCAAATCAATAGTGTATACCTGTACACCATACCTATTTACAGGTAGAGAGGGTGCTATGGTAGCTTCAACAACTAATCTCCTTAAAACATCTGTGACTCGCTGAGTCTGCTCAAAAGATTCTTTATCATTAGAATAATAAGTATCCACGAATTTCAACAGAGCTTCATTCAACCAATAGAATATCACATCTGACTGTAATATACCTGGCTGATCATAGTTCTGTATCTCTAATTGAAAATCTCCTTGTAGTTCTCTAAGAGTCATATTATTCCATTTTACTTAATTCAATTGTATGTGATTGATACCTAGGATCTGCTATATTCTCTAACATCATGTTTACAGCAGTCTTAACTATCTCAGTACGCATCTGTACAGGTAATGTACCTTCCTCATCTGGCCCACCGGTTAAATCAGTCTCCCATTCACCTAACGGCAAACTAAGAGTTAATTTCTTAGGTTCGTACAAATAAGAGGCTCTTAACCATACTGGATATACGTATGAATCATACATCGCATTCATTTCTCCTTCTTTTATATATATAAACGCATTCTTTAAAAATGGTTTATTATAAGGAGTTTCTACAAAAAACCCTATGTCTTTCATCTCTACTGTCTGTGTCTCCATAGGAGGCATTTCATCAGTATCAGCTGGTTCATTAGGATTTAAATAATCCTCATTAAATACCCATGTACTATCTTTGGTTGCTTTAAAATCACAGCCTATATAAAATAGATAATGTGGTATCCTAGGATTGTTATCAATATTGACAGAAGCTACATTAGGATGATAAGAGTGCGGTCTGAAAGCAGCAGGGTCTGTAAGTGTTTTGCTAAACCATAGATAATCAGAATAGTATATTAACCTACTTAAATCTTCAGGTCTTTTAAACCCTGTAGAGTAGTCATCTATCTCTTGTTTCCTATAATTATTACCGTAAAATTTCTGCTTAATCAATTCTATTTGAGCTTCATTCAACCAATATATTATTTCTTCACTTTCAAACGCAGCAGTTTCGAAGGCAGCCGTTTTGTCTACCCCCATCCTTACTGCTTCTATCATTTCTACTAATGTAGTAACCATTACTTAACTTCGGTTTCGTGCATTATTGTTAACTTAATTTCAGAATTCTCTTTGTTATCAATATAATCAATTGCTTCCTCAAGATTCTTGCCTAAAGTAGAAGTACCATAAGTATATATATTCTTGTTCTTACGTACTATGTTTTTAGCTACAGCCTCTTTAAGAAGGAATTCTGTCATTCTATGCTTATTATTTACCCATTTGTCAAAGAATTTCTGAGGGCTTTGCTCTACTAATGTAGATAATCTATTCTCAGCAATCTCATCGCTAACGTTATCTGACTTATAACCATAAAGTCTAAGTGCTTTCTTAATCTCTTTAGAAGACATTTTGTCGAGTTCCCTCAACGCCTTACGCTTAATTCTATTATACTTATTAGCTTTTTCAGCTTCTTCGTTAGGATTACTAATGTAATAATTAGCTGTTGATTTACGGTTATCTAGAGATTCAGCTATTCGCCTATGACTCTTTAAAAATAAAAACCTGAGTTCATCATATGGATCTTCAGTGTTTAATATTAAGTCAGAATCACCTATTCTAATTCTAAACGTATCCCAAAATGTAGATCCAGGTGTTAAATCGAAACCTAAAATTTCGCCTAATCTATCTGAATCTTCTTTTTCCAAACCTGTGTATATTCTACCAGATCTAGTAAAATAAGGTCCTAAAGCGTCAAAACAGTTTGGATATCTATTTACGCCTGACCAACCATCGCCTTTGCGAATGTGTTTAATTCTTACTTCCATAACATTTATTTAGTTAGAAGATTTATAAATAAGGTAGGGCCCCGAAAGGCCCATATACCTCAATTGTTTTACTACTCAATATCCATGATTAGTTCCCCACTAGTAGTAGGATCTTTAATCATAATACCTTGCTCAGTTAAGAAGTTAACAGTGTAACCATCTTTTGAGTTAGCTCTAAGAGTAGAAGATGACTTAGCATGTCCTGTACCAGGCGCAACTGAACCAGCTACGTGCCACATTGACATCTCACGGTCTTTACGAACTACTTTCTGTACATTAGCTTCACCATCTCTTGAACCGAAATCGATAAATGTCATTCGATAAGACTCCAATGGCTTACCACTAATAGGATGAAGTTTACGGTTATAAACTACATTATCATATAGTGGGAAATGCTTGAGAGTAAGCTCAATGCCGTTAAGCATCTTGTAAGTTGTAAACTGTCCACCTAAGGTAAGTTCTTGTCCAGAACCTGATACAAATTTAGTATCAACTAACTGGTAACCAGAAGCTTTCTCTTTAAGTACACGGTCAAATTCTTTCATTCCCATCTCACCAGTAAGAGCTACGAACTTACGTTCACCCTTAGCTAGAATATTATATGACAGATTGAATAAGTAATCTTCTAAAAGATCTGCAGTCAATCTAGTATAATACTGACGGTTAGAAGGAGAAATCTGCTGTAATAGACCTGCTCCAATATATACTGGACGTCCATTAGTACCCTTAAGATCTGTAGTACCGTCGGCACTAGAATTATACTTAGAGTAAACTAAGAAACGATCTATAGTTTGATACCATTGTCTAATAGCTAGCCATTCCTGATAGTCTGACCATAAGTAAGATGATTTTCCTGATTTAGGATCTTTCATCTCAATTACCATTTTACTTGAATAAGCAGAACCAGTAATATCATAAGATAATCTCATAGTTGTCAAGTGATTTCTCAACTTGAACGGAGTATTATAATTCACGATATCTGACTCATCACTATATTCTTCGTAGGCAGAACCTTCACGACTTACCTTACTACCTGCTAAAAGTAAATCTACAGGGATATAAGATTCGGCTTGTCCGTCTGCTACGTAAACGGTGTATACAAAATAATCTCCATCTTGAAAAGGTTGTCCTGCTACACGAGCTTGGAATTCACGGTCATCAAAGGCGATAATTGCGCCAGGTCCGAACCATTTTTCTTTCAAGTATAGTTGGATAGGAGATTGTCCTATACCAGGTTGCTTATCATCGCCAGGGGCAATTGTTGCACCAGCCCATTCGGCTTGATAGATTTCTATTGCTTTATCATGGTCTATCATTACTGACCACTCATACTGTCTGTTTTCGACAGTTAATGTTTTTCCTAAACCTGAAGTAAGGAAATCGAGTACACTACTTTCGTATGTTCCGAAAATGTATGACAGGACTGTAGAAACTTCATGAGGACGAGTCATCAAAGCATTTGATAACATGTTCTCGTCTACTAGATCTGAAAACCATTTAGAACGATAAAGTTGCAACCCATTAAGAACTGAATTAATCATTTAATAAAAGTTTTAGTTAATTAAAAAGGATTTCTTAATTGCCTGCTAGCCGTACTCCAAATGTCAGAAACCTTACTTCCATCTTGGCCGGATTGATTTCTTCCTCTGTTGCCTTTACTTGCGAGTTTCTTTCTTAGTCTACTAGCGGCTTCTGAAGCAGCCTTCTGTTGTACCTTCTTAACAAGAGAGTCCCCTTTCATAGTGAAATAAGCTGATTCTATTAGATTTTTCTTAGACTTGATATAGTCTTCTTGGTATTTTGTTTTACCAGACCTAGTAGGCTTAAATATATAATTAAAGAGGTCATTCTTTTCCTTTTTAGTTAAAGGAATTCCACGAACGTCAGAATGAGCTTCTATTTCATTCTTTACGGCCTCCATATATTTTTGTTGCTCCTCTTGGACTAACTCCTTTTGTATGCGTTGATTTTCTAATAGCTTTTCAGCTTCTTGTTCTTTGAACTCAACTAACATATCTTTTGCATCATACGCCTCTTCTTCTAAAGTACCAGCATCTTCGTACCTTTCTATAGCACGGTTGATTTTAATATCAGAATACCCTTTACTTTTAAGGTGTTCTTGTATAACAGCCTTCTGGTTATCAGGAGACTCTAAGTTAACAGTTTCTACATTAACACCGCCATGGGTAGTACTAAGATAGTCTTCTAGATTCCCGCCATTACGTATAAACTCATCCATTTTAGCTAACTCTTCATCAGCGTATTTAGGGGACGAATTCTCTTCTATAGTAGCGCCTACGAACTTTACAATGTCATCTATACTCTTGAATTCCTCTGCTTCTTCAGTATCAAAGCCAAATTTCTCAAATAATTTCTCTTGTAAATAAGCTGCTAACTCAGGCTCTGCCTCTTCTAGTTCAATGGCTAGGGAAGCATCAGCACCATCAGTACCTGCTCCTTTCCCGTCCAAATCATCGTCATCGTCTACGATATCGTCTACAATATCATCATCGTCATTATCAATAGTATCGTCGTCAATGTCCTTATCCTTCAAAGGAATATGATCAGCACCTTCGTCGTCATTCAATACAGCTGTCCCATCAGGATCTACTATATCGTCATCGTCCAAATTGTCTACTTTTGCATTATCAATCGGAGTTACTTTATCCGAGATACTCTGGGCTACTGCTGTAAACCCGCCAAAAATATCATTACCCATAATTAATTACTTTGTGTTTGTTTAGTTTTATTACGGGCTTCTACCCGTTTAATTTCCTCTAGAGCTTGATTTGCCCTGCGTTTTTCATCAATATCACTTCGTTTAACATCTGCTTCTACTTCTAGCTTAGACCCTTCTAAAGCACGCTTGGCGTCCTCTATAGCCTGCTTAGACTCTGCTTGGATAAGTGCTATCTGTAACGATGTCTCAGAATCTCTAATAGAGTCCTGTTCTTTCTGTACCAGTTCAGCTTCTTGTAAAGCTAATTTAGCATCCTCTGCTTGCTTACGCATTTGCTCAACTTGTAATAGAGCTTGTTGTTGTTGTTTCTGTGCTTGTTGTTCTTTCTGAGCTCTTTGATCTTCTAGTTTCTTAAGCTTATTTTTAATGTCTGTAAGATTATTAGAAGTCATTATCTCAGTGATTTCTGATAGACTAGCACCATTCTGCATAGCAGGTTGATATAGATTCTTAAGCATCTGAATATTCTGATTCTCTTCAGTACTGTCAGTTACATAGATATCAAAGTCAGAGTAAAGGAAATCATCTGTGATGTCCATAAATACCCTGGTCATATCATCTGTTATGTAATTCAATTTCTTCTTGCCTGAATTAGCCCATATATTCTTGGCTATGTTCAGTACATTAGTCATTACCCTACGCTTAACCTGATTGTGTGCATAGAATAAATACTCTGTAATATGTGAGGACTGTACTATAGTTTGCTGTACATTTCCTACTAATTCATTAGATTGAACTTGGCCTTGACGTTGTCTAGATACTCCGGATAACTCTCCAACCATTTCTTCAATCTTATTCATAATGCCAATGTACTCATTAATTACATTAGACATAGTAAGGTCTACTTGGCCAAACTGGTTAAATGAACTAGCTTTACCGCCTTCTCTACCTGGTACATCCCATCCTTCTTCATAAGGATTGATAAGATTTACACCTGCTGAAGATAAATAATGTAACCATTTATTAACGTCGACACCCATAGATTTAGGTATCTGAGTAACGTCCATGTTTATAATCTTACCTTTATCCCTAGCAATAGCTAGTTCTAATCTGTACCATATTACAATATACATATACTGTAGTGGCTTCATAATCTCTATAAGAGATTTAGGTGGTGTATTAACATTATTATGTACTATACCTACATAAGGTAATTTGGTAGAATTAGGGTTATCTAGTGATACAGCTTGCTCAGGTATAGGTTGAATACCAGCAAATATATCATTGCCTATTCTATAACCTTCCCATACTTCTGTTACCCAATCCCATGTAATATCGTCTTCAGGTTGTACATTATAGTCTTCATCGACTACGTCTATTTGACCTTCACCTGACTCATCTACATATGCCAGAAATCCCACCTTCTTAAATGATTTCCATGTTACATGCCATACATCTATAGTCTCACTGGTAAAATTATCCCTATGAGTAGTAGCAGTAGAGAAATCACGCCATTGTATATGATTAAATTCTGTATTACTTTTCCACGAGTTAGTACCGCCGGTTTGATATTGTTCTAGTATATTCTGTAGGTCTGTCTCATCTAGTAGGTCATAAAATCTATCATATATAGCAGATGGTGTCATTTTCATAAGCCTTACAGCCCAATCACCTTCTTCAATATATTTAACTTCAGGACTATAATCGAATGCAAAATACAAAGGATTAACTCTCTCTACTACAGGATCACCGTTAAGTGCACCGGTATAAAAAGCTTCCATACTTGCAGTAAGTAAGTCTTGAAACCCCTCTAAGAATTTAGTCTTTAGGTCCTCTTTTAGCATAAGGTTATTCATAGTATGATACGCCAATCTCTCAGCTATATCTGAATAATCTTTCTGCATATAATCACCTACTTCCATTAACTTCTGCATTTCTTCTTCAGAAGCTTGTGGATTATCGCTGAATTCTTGAGCCACTTGAAACATAGTATCTAATAACAGTTTTTTATGCTTCTCTTGATATTTTGTAGTAGCCTCTTCATTAGTTTGTACTACACGTAAGGAGAAGGGTCGTTTTGATTCTTCACCTAGGAGTAGGTCTAACTTGGGCTTTATAATATTGAAATTCTGCAATGTAGCTGGAAAACTGTCACCTACCTTATAAGGGTCGGTTACGTACTTAAGATCTTTTTCATCAAAAATACTATTGTACAGGTCATAGGCGATACGCATCTGGTCTCGTCTATACCTATTATTATTGTTACCAAAATAAAATTTACCTACAAAAGCGTCGACACAAGTCTCTCTCCACTTATCGGTTTTTTTACTTAGCGGTAACATCTGATAGGGCACTGTGTGTGCCTCTGGATTAAAATAAGATGCCATCTTTATTAGATTGATATATTTAAATAATTTTCTTCACTCGGAGTGTATTCATAGTTATCATAGCCTGTAAATAATCCATCAGGGAATAGTAAGCGCTTCTTATTCTCTAATCGATTTTGTTTAACGTGTACTTTATGAAGCTGTTGTTGATACATAACAACTAACATAAAACTCATTACACGGTCAAAGTTACCTTTATCATTATAGGCTATGAGTTCCTCTAATAAAGGCTCTGACATTAGTTTACTTAAATTCTTTTTACCAGGCGCATACTCTTCTACCAACCAATCCCTGATAGCTCCTTCGCCCCAGTCTTTGATATGCTGATTCATATGTATGCCCTTTTTCCTATCTACTTTAGAGTCTTTTACAATATCCCCAATTAAATCATTAGGTTGGTCTGCTAGTAAATAAGTAGCACTGACCTTTTCGAAATAAAAGAATAGTCCTTTTTTCTCATTCTCATATAGTAGTGTAGCATTATAGTAGAGTAGAAGTTTACGCACATTTTCATAATATTCTACAGCTGTATCAGGCCTGCCAGTGTATTCCGCTACTACCGTATCAGTATAGTATTCGCCATTCATAAAACGTTTATATATAAATGTAGAACCTAACGAGTTAGTACCTGACTTATCATGATCATAAGGGTCAGTACCTGCTATGTATAAACCCCATGGAGCATTAGGTACAGGGTGTTCCCATATAACTATCTGACCTCTAGGGTCGTCTCTAGGGTCAAGTCTATACTTAGTAATATCCTTAGCAGCAGTACCTGAAACAGGCATCCACTTTAGTTTGGCCTCAGAGTCAAAGAATAACTCGCCAACTTGTTTATAGTTCTTTATTTTATCATTATTCCTAATGTATGCTAAATGCCTCTGTAAGTCTGCTTTAGGGAATATATTAGTACCTAAGTCTAATAAAGCCTCTGCAGGTTTAATAGGTTGCTCAGCTACATGCCTATCTATAGCACGCCTATCTGAAGCATTCTCCATAACCTTAGCACGCTGTAGTAATATAAATTTCTTAGCTACTTTATAGTTAGTATTACCGTCAACATCCATAAAAGACTCACCATTATAGGGATCTTCCTCGTCGTCTTCGTTATAATACTCACCTTCAAGATTAGCATATTGAGGTACAAAGAAACCACATTTCTGGCCTATATTATCCTCATCCCATATATTATCTAGTTCTAAGCAATTGTAAGCAGTAGGTCTTTCAAACAACTCCTTGAGTCCTTCAAAATCTTCGCCTTCTTCACCGCCAGTTTGTTTAGTAATATACATATTAGATATATAAGTATTTGTATCTAAAGTGTGTAAATTATAAACAGGCTGTTCACCTAAATATTCTATCTTAGTAATTGATTCAGTATATAGATTTTCTAAATCTGGGAATTTAACTAGAAATTTACCTTTATTATTTTCTCCTAACCTAAAGAAATATTTAGGCCTTTTATTATCCCTATTACTAGTAAACTCTACCTTATCTAAAATATATTGTTTGTGGCTGACTAAAAATTTAATATTTTGTTTAAACCTCAAGACATCTGTACGATTACTTATATACAATCTAAAAATAATAGAATTTGATTTATAGCCAGATTTTCTAAATTCTTTTACTATAGAAGAATGTATCCCAAATTGAAGTAAAGCATATTTCATTTCATCTAGTAATGATTCAGTACTACTAGTAAGCGTTACTCTTACTCTATTTTGATCTTCCCTGTAGTATACAGAACCATCTGCATCGAAATAACCTCCTATAAATTCAGCTAAAGATTCTTTATCATAAGTATGTATATTGTTTGGAAAAGTCTTACTATCTTTAACTTTGCCATATACACCTATTTCTTTAAACTTATCTGTTAATCCTTTAATACCTACACTCCTATACTCATTACCATTTTTTTGTTTAAATTCTTTATAAATTTTATAATTGTACTTTTTAATATACTCAAAAATCTCTTCATCCCCTATAGACAATTGAGGTGTAGCACCGTCTGACATGTTACCGTCTCCTATAAATAAGCCTATTAATCTAGCATCCTTTTCTGTACGAGTGCCAAATTTATCTATATTATCTATAAGTAATAATTGGTCCCCTACCTTAAGATCTTCTGTATATGTAAAAGTAGCTACCTTACCTACATTTTTATTCTTTACTTTTTTACGCCAATGTGGTTTAGAAGAAAGTAGAGGGTGATCATAGGAACATTCTATATAATTATTACCTGTAGTGTGTATCCTATAACAAGGTTTCATAAAAGTATTTAACTTACCATAGATTTTATCTTTATAGGCTCCTTTACTATTATACCCTATAATACCGTCTTCTATTTGAAGTTCCTCAATATTAAATAATTTACCGTTATTGGCCCATACTTTAGTTCCCTTCATTACACAGCCGAATGCAATCATCGTACCGAATACGTGAGAACCCTGTTCTACTGATGGCTTTGCAATCTGCCATACCTGTAGTAGGTTCCGGAACTTACCTGCTTCTTCAAATATAATTAATTTACCTTTCTTACCCCTAGCTTTCTGAGGGTCATTCTTTAAGGTAACGCCCATTATTTCAGACTTATACCCTAACTCTAAATCTACACCAGTCTCATCCTTCTGTAGAAATGAAGCCCTACGCCACATCATTGTATTCTTAACCTGACGCTTTTTATACCAAGCTGTATTCTGGTCTAGGAAATCCTGGCCATCCCATGCCTTAGTGAGCACACCATCCTTGATAAGGAATTCAGTTTCTGCAGCTAAAGCAAAACCTTTACTCCCACGAAAGAAATAAAAGTTCCTAATAAGCATTGAAGCAATCTTGTATGAGTATCCTTTACGTCTAGCTTTCAGTACAATCAAGTGTTTACCATACTCTTCACAAGCTTCTATAGATTCGAAATAGAACCTATCGTAATCGTAGAATGAAGGAAAATCTCGTACACTAGATGCCCGTAAACTAGTAATCCCGTGGCCTACTTCTACCTCTACTTCCTTGATTAAATCAATGGGAAAGTAGTTTAAATAGAAATAATAAAACCCGGGAATGTGATCACCATCTGGTGCAGTGAACCCATATTTACAATACTCAAATTCATCAGTCCAGTATTTGATATACTCTGACGTGCCTGGTGGAGCAAATGTATATTGGCCATGCTTAGTAAAATATAAAGCAGGACCTCTAAACTTGTCGCTATTTTTAGTTACTTTTAATTCTACCATTATACTATATCTCAAATAGACCTACCTCTGAACTACCTCTAATACTACCGCTATCTAACTGTTCCTTCTGTACTTGTCTCTCTAGTTTATCCAAAGATTGTACAAGATTACCTAGCTCTTTACTATTCTTTACAATAGTATTAATGTCTTCTTTACTAGCATCTCTAAAGTATTCTTCAATCTTTTCCAACGCTAGCCTAGTAGATCTAAGCAATTTAAGTGATACACTATCCTGCAATTCATTGTATTTCTTCACAGCCTTTTGTACTAACTCATCAGGTTTCCAATCTTCATAGTCACTTAAAAAATCTGTTATTATCCTAGACTCTCTATCTGTAGCTGAATAAGCTAAATAGGGAGACTGAAATGAATACATAAATACTATGTAGCTTATCTCTGCTACTGCCTTATCTTTAGACTTTTTCTTGTCCCTATCCCATATTGCCTTAAACTCTGGTATCCAAAGAGTAGTAGGATTAAGTACAACTTTGCCGTTCTGTATGTCAAATAATTTCTTCATTTTTTACCTTTTAAATAGATTTTATCCTTACCCATAAATGTATTAGGTAGTTGATGAATCCTATCAAGTTGCCTAGCAAAGTCTACAGTACCCCAATCACACAAATGTTCATACGGAGCATTCTCATCATACTGAGAGCCTACATAAAGACCTGCTCTTTCATCTTCAGAACTAATATTGTACTCACTATTATCAGGTATATCTAATATGTCTAATTCGTTATAATTCTTAAGTAGGTCTATGCTCCATAAAATGTGCAACTGATCACTTATATACTCATACAGATCATCTAAGGTCCGGAGTATTATCTTGTATAATGTCCGTTTCATATATATATAAATTAAAAGCCCAATCCTGCGTACAGAAAAGGGCTCTAATATTTTGCTGAGTAAACTACTCGCAGTAGGTGAGGCAAAGCAATTATATTAATTACGTTATAGGTTTCAGTTTTGTTTCCGCCTTTGTTATATTTTTAGGCACCATGCCTTTATAATACCTAGTCTTCAGTACAAATAATCCAAAATACTTAAGTCTAACGGGTCTTAAATCGGTAGGTGAAGCTATAACGTCTTTCAAAAAATGAAATGGGTAGCGAGCCACCATGCTTACTACCCTTGTATCCATTCCCTTACGCTTTGCTATTTCTCTTATTATTTCTTCTTCTCTTAGCATGCTTTAACTGTTCTTCTAGTTCAGCGATTCTTGCTTCCAGTTTCTCAATCTTCTTAGTCTTTGCAGACTTCCATTTAAATAATTTCATATTAATTCTTCCCATAATCTAATGTAAATACTACTTCTATAATCTTACCAGTTTCACTTGGTATAAATAAAGGATCTACTTCTAGTCCTTTCTCATCATTCTCTACTAAGATCCCCTTATCTCTAAACTTCCTGATAAACCCGCTTAATGCGTGTCTAGATAATCTGCCTTCTTTCATTACAGACCTCCTATTATCAGTACTATTAACATTCTTATAGTCACCTTCAAATAATGGTTTCCAGTCTAAATCTATTTGAATGAGTAAAGCTAATGTAAATATCTCCCTGTCAGTTAGATGTATGTTTCCATTAAGAACTTTAAGAAATTCAATATATCTATTCTTCTCTTTAATATGTTTAACATACCTATTCATAACTATTATTTTTTAGGTTCTTCTACTGGCCCATCTTGTACGCCATTACCTTCTACTGAATGATCGTCTTCTTTTACAGCCTCTTCAAATCTTTCTACAACCTCTGCCACTTCTTCTGGAGTAGTAGGCACTTGTATATCTTCTTTAGTGGCATTATCTAAAGGACTAATTTCTTTATCATCCATCACTGGCTCTTCCTCTTCAGCCTCTGGGGGATTAGCAGCTTCTGTAAAATAATACTCTAATTTAGCACCACACTTACTACATTCCATAATAAAATTGTGGGCATCAGTAGTAAATAAATCTGTTCTCAAACCACCTTTTACATTAGGTATAGCTACTATATCTTCACCACATCCATGACATTTCAAATGAAAGTCAGCTACCTCATATACTGTAGGTGTTTTAATCTCAGGTTGAGCTTCCTGCATTGTCTTTTCTCCTTCTAGTGTACTCATTATTGTACTGAATTTAATAGTTCAACTTCGTTATAGATAGCTGCTATAGCATCTTGGAGAACTTTAACATGGTACTCTGAAGTAGCCATTACTAAGTCACTCTCTAACAATCCTGCTACTTGCATCATATCATTAGTTTTAATCTGTACTGGAGATAGAGGTGCTTCTTTTTCGTCGTCTAATACTTCTACGAAATACTCACCCACATTGGCTAGTACAGCAGCCTCATTAATAGCAATCGAATTAGCAAAGATATTGGTTGTGCCGTTCTCTTCGCTAGTCTCCTCAGTATGGTTAATATAAAATCCTGTACCTTCTTGCTCAGTAATTATATCGCCAATC